AGAACATTGAGAAGAGTCCTACCTCGACAGTTAGAAGCTGCCTGCCTAATCCATTCAGCCAGCCGAGCATATGCGTTAAATTTCTATATAACGCTTTCATAGAGCAGGAACTATCTCAACTAATATCTTCTGCTCATGGGTAGATTTATCAACAACTTCAATTTTCATATTCCTCCTTATTTATTGATAAATATTTCAACCTGTTTAGCACCGTTTTTGAGTAGCCAGTTTCGAGCGTAAGTTGCATCGTTTATGGTTTTGTAGTTCTTGGTGCGTTCAACACCTTTTTCATCTATCCATTTAACTGTAAAATCATTCATTTCTTATATTCTTTCTCCTGAACCATTTTGCCCAAGTGGGCAATATGGTTTTAATTTACTTTTGGCAATTAACCGTATTGTTTAGTTTAGCTTTAGTGCTTTTGAGTTCAGCTTCTGAGCTAATAAATAGCCCTAGTAAAATACCAAATGCTATAGCTATAGTAAATGCAATTGCTCGCCAAGCCGACATTTTAAATTTCAAGTCTTGCAGAATTAAATGCTGAATATCAGGTTGTTTCATAGTTATCCTTCCATTTTTAGTTATTAAAATTCGACTTTCTTTGGTTTTGGTTCGCCGAGATAATCTGTGATAATTTGAATTGCCTGATCGTAGCCAACGACAAAATCAGCCGCATATCCATTTGAACGCAACTTTTTTAGCATCTCTGCTTGCTCCTTATAGTGTTTATTCGCAACCATTTCACCATTTTTCTTGTAAAGTTTCGTGCCTTCTGCCTTCAGCTCAAGAAATAATCCGCCAAAAAATTTGTAATATTTATGGCCACTGTAGCTACACCGAAAAACGTCTCTTTCTGGCTTAGCAATGAACAGGTCAGGCCAAGCTCGGGATTTCTGAAATTTCTTGTGTTTTGCCGCTTGGCCTGGGCTCATTTTCATACCACTTGAGAAATCTGTGCGAAATAATACATCAGGGTAGTTTTTACGCAGATAATCGCAAATTTTAAGGTGTAAGAGTTCTTCTTTCTTGATCATTTCTACTCCTTAAAATGGAATATCACTTAAATCGACTGGTTCATCGAAGTTTTCGAGTGCTTCGGGCTCTTGAACCTCAGGTTTAGCCTCAGCTTGAGTTTTTAGATTGTCAGATTTTGGCTCATAGCCGTAAATCCGGCGGTTGATCGATTTTTTAACCTTGCCGTCTTTTTCATAAGTTCGGTCTTCATCTTCGCTAACTTTGAACCAAGCGGTGCAGCCAACTGTTTTTTCGAGAAGTGCTGCAAAATCTGCCAAGTTTTTAATTTGCTGGATTTTCTCACGAATCTTTTGTTTAATATCTTCATTTTCTTGGTTATGAATTAAAATTCTTCGCACGGTATCAATTGAGATTCGGCGAGTATCTGGGGTGTGCAACCAAAGCCGTGCGCGATCTTCGGCTGAATCATTTTCAACAAAGATTTCTGCGTAAGGCTTGTTGTCGTGCTTATCAATCTTAGTTTTAGCGATTTTTACTTCATGCACGCCAAATTCGAAATAGCCGCTTTCTTTAGTTTCTTCTGGTGTAATTGTAACGCTTTTTAATTCTTCCTGAGTCATAAAATCCTTTCATTAAAATAATAGTTTTTCCACTTCTTGTTCCACTAATGCAAGAGCAGATTGTTCAAAATAAATTGCTCGCTGAATTTCTTTCTCAAAGTCTTTGCGGTTAAGTTCAAAGATTAAGAGTTCAAGCTGTGGGGCAAGAGCGAACGAGTCTGAATACATTGCAAAGTAGAGTTTTTTGAGTTTTTCATTTACTGCGAAATATTGAATAATCTGCTGTTTGTATTCACTCGGTGGTTGCTGTTCATAAAATGCACGAACTTGCTTCCAGTTGTCCAAACACTTAATTTCAACCGCTTCAGTGATTTCGCCATTTTCGTTAGCGATTTCTCCATCTGGTGAACAAATGATATTTTCGTTACTATCAGATTGCCAAACCCGACCTTCAATAATTTCTTTGCCAAGTTTTTGGGCGACTTTTTCACGGGCTTCTTCTTCCAAAATTTCACCACGAAGAGCAGCAGAATATTTGCGACCATTTAAACGATCTGCATAATCGTTCTCGTTGATCGGCTTTGCGATTCGTTCTGCGATCAGTTTGTAGATCGCATCACCAAGTTCAACTTCACATTCTTTTTTCTCAACTTCAGCTTCACCAATCAATTCTTTAAGTTCTTGAATTGTTAGGTTTTTTGGTTGACCTTTCTGATTAAGTGGGATCTCGATTTTCAATTTATCTGCAAGTTCAAGCCATTCAGATTTTAAAACGGTGCGTGGCGTGCCGAACTCCTTGGCTTTACTTCCGGAGATTTTACCTTCGCGGAAGTGTAGCCATTCATCTGAGCGTTGTTCAAGGTTTAAGATTTTCATTTCAATTTACCTTTCAATTCATCTTTAATTTGGATTAACTCTGCAATTATTTCGTTATTACCCTTAAATTGATTAACTCCTTTTACAAAATTGGCCTGAAGTTCTTTAAGGTTTTTCGAAGATTTAAGCTGAGCGATGAGTTCTTGTGAATTATCTTCAGCTTTTGACTTGTCCTCCTGTCCGTATAAGAACTCGTAGCCGACAGTATCGCTTCGATTAATATCTCGACCAAATGCTTTGCCAAGGTGTTCAACTGCGTCCTTGATTGCATAAGATTTAGCGGCAGGAGCGGCTAACTGAACAGCGTTATTCTTAATATTCGCAAGGTCTGCAGCAGATTTACCAGCGTTTGTTTGGAGTGGACTTGCGCCGACACCATCATGAAAGCTCCACTCACCAGTGATTGGGTTTTTGTAGTGAACCCGAACCGTTACGCAAACGCTTTGTGCAAGCTGAGAAACACTCAAAAGCTCAATCCGCCATTCCTGAAAAATCATATCAAGTAAAATTTCAATTTTATCAATTGGAAGATACTTAACATTTTTTGCGGTAGGGTGATTTTTGAGCCACTTAGTATTTACAGGGCTGTTTAAGATGCTTTTTAATCGGGCTGAGTCTTGTATCTCTTCAATTCTAACTTCATTATTTACATATTTGACTAAGCTATTCATCTTAAAATCCTCCTTCGTGATATTCTCGCCAAGCTTCAACACTTGGTGATGGTTCAAAGAAACCGATACTATCTAAATATTCATTAAAATCTTCATCAAATATATCGCCAGCGATTGTAGCATAGCTTTTGCCGTCACAGTCGACATCTTCAATATATGCTTTTTCTTTCAAGACAAGCTCGAAGAATAATTCTTTGATTTGTTGGTCTGTTAATTCGTTGTTATTGTTCATATAATTCTCCTTGTGTTGGTTAGTTCATGAATTTCAAGTAAGATCCGTTATTGTATGCTGCCCATGCTTGGTAGCCCTGTAATTGCCAGATTTTGAAAGCAATCTCTGTATTCTTGGCTGGATTTGCTAAAATATTTCGGTTATAGCCATGAACACTGTTTATTTGGAATAATCCGTAGTCGTAAGTTCCGTTTGTATTTAATCCAGTATTATCTGAAGATCGGAAGCAGCCACTTTCTGCTCGGGCAATCGCCAGCATAACTTTTGAGTTCCACGGGTATTTTTCAACTATCTCTCGAAACTCTTCGCACCGACCAACAACCTGTGAACTCGCAATTTTGGGCGAGGGCTGAACTCGAACCTCCACAGTTCGAGCTGAGCTTGGTTGTTTGGTCGCAGCTTCGAGAGTTGGTTTTATTTGTATCGAATTCGATACCTTTAGACTTACTTGTTTTGGTTTAAATTTCGAACTGTTTCCGCAATCTTATCGTTCTGGATTTTAGCATTACTCTCGCCGTGCTTCATTCCAAAATAGAAAGCCACACCAGCTACAATCGCTGTGTAAATAATAATTGTTTTAACAGTTTCAATAATTTTCTTGTAATTTACTTTTTTCAAATTTTTCATTGTTTTTTCTCCTTGTTTTTGTTTTGTTGGTTTGAGTTTGAGTTCGATTTTAGAATTCTTGATTTTCTCAAGCTCTTGTTCAAACTCGGTTTCATTAATTTTATTCATAATTCCCTTTCTCAGGCTGTTCAAGCTGGTAGCTACATTTGCGAGATGACAAAACCCGCAACTGCTCGGGTGGGCATCGCTATCAGCTCAAATAGCCTGAGAAATTATTAAATCTTTGAAATCTATTCGTTGGTTTTTCTTAATTCTTTACTATTTAAACCACTTTCGAAATCTTAGATTAATTTAATATAATTGCCAAATTATTAAGGTGTTAATTTGATAATAGAGTTTTTCTTGTCTCTATGAAGCCTACCGAACAGATACGCCTCAATTGAAACAACAAAAGGAACACCCCTTGCAGTAGGTGCCCCTTAAAACAAAAGAAAAAAACTACTGCAAGGTAGTACTTACAGTAGTATAATTAATAATTTCTGGTGCGGGTTAGGAGACTCTAACTCCTGGCCTCTTCCATGGCAAGGAAGCGCTCTAACCTGCAACATTATTACCGAACCACGGTTCGTGCTCGGTTTATGATTTTTTATGTACTATTTAATTATGTTTCCATTGTATCACACATTTTTCAAAAAGTCAATATCTAAGCATAAGTTTTAAATATTTGCTTTCTCATAAACTTCTCTGAGTTTATTATTAGAATAGTGAGTATATATTTTTGTAGTATCTAAACTTTGATGACCCATAAAATCCTGAATATACACAATATCAACTCCACGATCGAGCATACTGGTTGCAAAACAGTGTCGTAAAGTATGTGGATGAACCTTTTCAAATTTACCGTTCGAATTTTCGCAAACTCTCTGAAAAATCCTTTGAATATTAGACTCAGTTATTCTCTTTCCATTTTGATTAGAGATAAAAAGCGCAGGCTCAATATCGTTTCGAGCGTTTAAATACTCATGAATAGCAAGTTCAGCATCTCGATTAATAAAGCACAATCTCGGCTCTAAACTTTTGCCCACAATTGTCATTTGTCTATTTTTAATAGAATTTTTATTTAATTTACATACCTCCCCAACTCTTAATCCAGAGCAGTAAATCAACTTAGCTATTGCGATATTTCTGAGACGATTAACTTCACTATATCCACGCCTCTTTTCACTAATAGCGTTTATAAAGTCGATAACTTCCTCATTTGTTAAAATGTCAATTTTTCTTTTCTCTCTCCTTGGAACTTTTATATTTTCGGCGGAAATTTCTATATCAAATCTTCGTTCACAATATCTGATAAATTTCCTAAGACAAATCACATACCCCCTAACTGTATCTGGCGATTGATATTTAGCAAGATATTCTCTCCATTCCCTAACTTTTCTCTCATCCAGCCTTGATATTTCTATGTTGCCGAAAAATTTAGTAATTAACCTCGAAAAAACTATATATCTTTCTTCCGTTTTCCTACTATACCCCATAGAAATTATTTCATCATATAAAAAACTATCAAATATTTCTAAAAACATATGCTCCTCCGCTCTATATAAAAATTAAACAGAATTAAACAGAAATTCTATATAGAACTAAACTTCATTATTTTTTCTAAAAATCGTCCCTCCATTTCAAAATCTTCTATTGATAAAACTTGCATTTAATATTTTAATATTTTACAAAATTTTCATTTCATTACCTCATAATTTACAAATATTAAAAATTATTATATAATAATTTAGCTGGAACGCAACAAACAACAGTTTTAGAAACTATTTTTATATTTTGTCAAATTGTTGTAAATTAGCTTAAATTAAAATTATGTTTCATTGCTTTAAATTTTAAATAGCCAGAGTTATTAAAGCTTTTCGAAATTATCTCATCGCATTCATTTTGTTTTTTTCGTTCGCGTTTTTCGGCTAATTTTGAAATTTGTCTATTTAAAAATTCTCGCATTATTTTTAAAGTTTTTTCAAGGTTTTTCTTACTCCAAATTTTCGCAAAATAACCTTTTTTATTTTTAATTTTACCCGCAAAAGCCGCATTTTTCATCATTTTCACGCTTGCTTCAAACTCTTTACTAAAATTCTTCTGGCGGTTTCGAAACATCGGCAAAAAATTATTGCCGTCTATAAATTTAGCTGCATCACCAAGTGCTTCACGCATTTTTGAATTTCGCGAATTATCACGAATAATTGTTATTTCTTTCATCTATTATTCTCCTCTATCTATTAGAGGGGTTTTATTTTTATGCGCTTCAAGTATAAAAGTAAAAACGCCCCAAAATTCCAGAAATTCTGGAAATGAGGCGTTTTAATTATACCTGTTCGGTATTTATATATTATTATATTTTATTAAAAAAGTCAACCTTGTTCTATCAAATCGAATAAATTAGTCTTCAATTTTCATACCAATAATCTGGATATTTGGTCGATGGCTACCAAGCCCAAGAGAAGCGGAACTACCTAAGCCCTCAATTCTCCAAGTTCGAATAACCAAGCCGTCTGCATGGGTGCTGACGATCTTATGCATTACTTGCCAATTACTATCCGAGGCAACAAACCACATATATTTACGCGCGTCTGGAACATAGTCGCCAGTTTTCACAACCGATACATATTGGTCTTTTGCTATACCATTGAACGAAGAAAATGATTCTTCTGAAAATGGTTTGAGTTGAGTCGGAATTTTGACGATTTTCATAGGAATACCTTTCAATTTCGACGGTTCAATCGAACCATCGTCAATATTTTTTCCACTCGCCAAGCCATTAGTAAAATCAGCTACCGCTTTTGTGTTGGCAACCATTTCATCAAGATCTTGTGCTGTTAGCGGAGATAATGGCACGAAGTCTTTATTTGGATGTGGTAAAGTTAATCTAGCCATTATTTTTTAGCTCCTAACTTAAAAATCGGTTTCAATCCGGCAAATGCCGTAGCCACTGCGCCACTAATTGCCAAAATTTCTTTTGTTGCGTTTGGAATTAAAATTACACAAATCGTTGCAATTAACATATTTGTTAAGATTCCTAAGTCAGCAATAAAATATACTGTAGTTTTAGCTTTTTCGCTAATCCTTGGCTCATATTCCGTGTTTGCGATGTTCTCAACTGTATTTTTTTGTAGATCTTCCAACATTTTCAACTCCTCTTTTGTTAATGGTCTTGCGTTAATTTGAATTAACTGTTTTTTCTCTACTTTTTTAGAATTTTCAGTATTTCCGCTATTTTCTAAATTGTGCGACATATCTTTTTTCTCCTCTTCTTGAACTGTCAACTCTTGGTTGTCAGTTGATTTTTCTTCCGGTTTAGGTTCATCTTCGACCATTTTGCTGACATCAGCAATATGGTTTTCCACAGGGTTTTCCACAACTGGCTCAGTTGGTTTTGGTTCTTCAACTGGTGCTGGTTGTGGTCGATAATCAGTAATAGTTCCTGGATCTCCTGCTTGAATTTCAGATACCGGGGTTAGTTCCATCCAAATTGATACGCCATTTCGTTCAACTTTCGCAAACCACATTCCGTCGTTTTGGACAACTTCTTGCGCCACGAAAGCTCCTTGAATTTTCACCCAATCACCAACATTGATTTCGCCATCAACTTTATAACCGTCGTTATCAACCTTAACTACCCATTCAGCTGGAATGCCATTCTCAGCCCAAGTGAAACCTCGTGGACAAAGAGCATCGATTTTTAGCTTCCTGCTACCATCATTAATATTTACTTCCGCCACTTGAAGTGCTGGGTTTATTTTAAAGTGCGAACCGATATTGATAACATCATCGATTGCTTCTGGTTGTGGTACTGGCGCATTCTGCGGTTTTCCTGTATATCTGAAGATTGTTAAATCTTGAACGCTGTTAATTCCTGCAAGCCAGTCGTGATTGTCCGTGTGAATTCCATTGTAGCCATATGAACAATGAATAATATTATCGTTATCAAGATAAATTCCAGTATGTCCATTAGCACCGAGAGTGTATCCTTGCTTGCCCCAAATGAAGATATCACCCCTTTGTGTTGGAATATAACCATTCACATCCGCTTCAATTCGTTGAAAGCCAAATTTTGGCAAGTCCACGAACTCTGTTTCAGTATTGCCGATTCGGAAACCAGCTGGTAAAATTCCAGCGTAAATCAATGCGTGGTAAATGGCGCTCGAACAGTCATAAGAGCTTACTCCATTCCTATTTATCATCGAGTAACTAACTCGACCCTGCCTTTGCTGAAACCATTCAATTACTTTGTCCATTATTTTTTCTCCTTTCTTTTAATTCTCGCTTTAATTAAATCTTTTTCATACTCTTCACGCCAAGTCTTGATTAAACTATCTACATAGCCATTACCTCCTAATGCTTTGTATTCTTCAAACGACCGCTCGATTTCGTCAACTTTTTCAGGTTGAGTATTTATCATAAGAAGAATTTCATTGCGCTTTCCATTCTTGGCATTATTCTTACCAATTTCACGAACTTCTTTCACATCTTCTTTAATCTCTGCTATCTGGTTATTTACTCCTTCGAACTCTCCTTTGAGCATTTCTTTTAGTCCATTTTTAGCGTATCGAAAGAGTGTCAAAACTCCGCCAATTAACCCCGCAAGAAAAGCAACAAAAGTTCCTATTTCACCAACTGTTATTTGCATCTTAGTTTTAGCTTCTCCTCTAAATTGTATTTTTCTATCTACCCATATTTTAAAAATAAATAGTCGAGTGATAAAACTACATCACCAATCATTCTTAATAAAGTTTAGTCTGATTTTCACATCCACCTTCTGCGCGGAGATCTTTTGATTATATTGACTTCCCTCTCCGTTTGTGAATTCTGTATACTCAGCCGTAACAATAATCTCATCATCATGTCTAATTATCTCAAAATATATCACATTCTCCGTTGAGCCATTAGAGCTAATTTTATACTCGTTTCTCGATCCCCATTGCCTATTAAAACAGTAGTGGTCAATAATTAAACCTTTACGATTCCTACCAGGAAAAACCCTTTTAGTCTTATATCCGTTATCAAAATCTCCAGCCGGTAAACTAAAATCCAAAACAACACTTTCACCATCAAGTGACATCTGCCAAAAATCAGAATTTTTAACAAAACTATTAATTTTCATCTATTGCATCTCCAAAAATAGCATAATATCCTTTTCCGTCACCTCTTCCAGATATATGAACTTCGTTGTTATTAATACTATTAACAGGGCTACTTGGTCTCAAGCATTTCTCTAAGTCACGAACAGATGAACTATTTTCCCTAAATATAACTGTTTCTTCCCAAAAATAAACCATCGGCAAATAGCCCAAATTATGCTCAACAATGCTATCATTCCTAAATGCACCAAAGTTTAAAATCTTCAAGCTTCTATTTCTTGAATCATTTAATATTCTTCGCTTTAATGGTATTAATTCTCCTGCATAATCAGGCGGAGCAATACCAATTAAGCGCACATAAACTCTTCGCGGTGGATTCACCCCTCGAATAGCAAATCGAATAGTTCTTTCTAATGCACCCACAAGAAAGTTTTCATCTCCACTTGTCCAAAAACGAAAATCTCGAGCATTAGAAAAATCACTATTAAAGCTATACTCACCTATAATCAATGGCACAAACGGCAGATTATGGGCAATATCAAAAGTTTTAATATTACTCATAAAGCTACCATTATATTCAAAAACTACAACAGGCTTAATAAATTCACTTCGATCAATAAATTTATTAGGTTTCATTCTGTAGAACCTCAATTACATCTTCACCAACAACACTAACCCATTCCCCCACGGCACCAGTTTTAGGATGCCTTCCAATTAAAATTCGTCGAGTACCATTTTCCTCCGAATAAACAAAGCCGTCCTTATTAATTTTAGTCAAAATCACCCCATTTTTCGACACGATCAGTTCACCCGTAGTCTGGTTTAATTTTATATTTCCACCCAACGAATTCACCACTCTGTCGCCCTGAAACTCAATATTTTTTTCAATCGCCATTATGCCAATAGATCCTTTCCATCCAAAATAGACTTATCCAAAATAAACGATTTCGAAACGATATGCGGCTTTCCAGTTATAGTTGTTTCATAACCACTATCACTTAGTTGCATCTTAATACCCGTTACTAAATAGTTGCCTTTATTTTTATAATTCACACTAATAACATCTCCCAATTGTAAAGCCGGATTACCTTTAACTTTCATTGAAATTGTTGGCGAAAAACTAGCATATTTCTTTAAAATATCCGTCGCGAACAAATCACAATTTCGATAATTGCCAAAATATGGATTATCGGTAATCTCAAGTGCTTTTTTGCCGTAGCGTTCCATACTTTCGCGATCAAAAGCCTCATATTTAATAGTATCCACCACTTTTGCACTTTCGCCCCATAGTTCAATTTTTGATATTTTCGAAGGGCTTGTTCCTTGGTTATTAACTGTCAATTTGTAGGCATCAGCAAAAAGCTCACCTTTCAATTGAATGCCTGAATTGTCAATTTTCTCACCTTTCTTAAACTCAATCCAACTTTCACCAGTTTTTTGGCCAACTGAGACAGGGCGAACACTCCATGCAGGGTCATCAAGAGTTAGCCATATAGACAAACTGGCTCTAGGCTGAATAACCCACTCATTTTTACCTTCCGCACTAAAAATTGGCTGCAAAGGTTGAACTTCTCGCACATCGCTTTTAATACTGACATAATTAACCACATCATTAGCTTTTTCTGTCTCAATATCAATAATATTACTTGCGTTAAATGACATTACTGGTGTTTTGTCCAAACCGCCACTGCGATTTTCAAAACGAATTATCCCTTGCTCATCAAGCCACAATAAACCATTCTCGGCCTGAACCAGATTCTTTAATATCGTGCTAACATTATCATCATTTTTAAAATAAACAAATGGAATTATATTTTGTCCCCTACCTATACGGTACTGGTTTTCATCCATTCCATACTGTTTAAAAATCTCTTTTAATAGTGAATCAGTTGAAACATCTCTCAACATAACAGTTCGATTGATTTTTGTTTCAGCAATATCACTCAAAAAATCTAGCGCACTCCAAGTAATCGTTTTATCATTGTTGTAAGTCGGTATTTTTTCAGTATTCCCAACGAAAACTGGCACCGTTCCTACATTTTTTGCGCCCAAATAAAGCCTCAAAGGTCGTTTTGGTAGAATATATTCAGCAATCGGGCTCTTTTTTGTTGTTTCGAAAAATGAGAAATAATCATCATAATTATTTAGCTTTATATCCGCTATCCCAGACTGCACATTGTACGGAAATTTAACCGAACGCTCCACGCTCATTTCCAATAAGCGATCAGAAATATCATCATATTGAAAAGCATCCCAAACTTGCGCCGGGTTTCCTTCCGGAGTGGCTAACACATCAGTTTCATTTAATTTAGATTGACCAAGAATGAACCAATTAGTTGATTCATTCTTTTTGCGAGTAAAGCTCATCTTAGCTCGCCAATCCAAAACTACAATACTGCTTGCAAATGCCTTATTAAACCTTTCACTAACAATCTGCATTTAAATCTCCGTAAAGCTTACTTCTGCTTGTTTTACCATTCCATCAAAACTTACCACTTCTCGCTTGCCAATCTCCATATAAACTGGCACTTCTACCACATTTTCCATACCTTCAATAGTCAATTTAACTGGCTCTTGGTTTTGAATTTGCCGGTCATAAAAACCTTTAATTTCGTTAAATTCTTCCTTGGTCGGGTAACTCCAAGTATGCTCCCAAGTCCGCTTTCTCGCACCAACAACATAAGTAGTTAGCGAGTTATCAAGTGTTTTAACTTTTTTAACATTATCTATTGTAGTCTCTGGTAGTGGCACTTCAACGATTGACCATTCAGCAGTCTTAGTAGAATCGCTCAATATTATCTTCATTACGCAAATCTCCTCTTATCGTTTAGCTCTAATTGCTCACGAATTAATTCAGCCACCTTTCGTTGTTCTGCCGGGCTTGTCGCAAAAGTTCCGCTCACGTTAATAGTATAGTTATTACCACCAGTTCCGCTAGTTTGGCTATTAATTTTATCAATCAGGCTCGCCATCTTGCTTTCAGGCACGATCCACTCATTCTCGCCACCATCACCAGCCCAAATCAAGCTTCCACCACCTTG